GTGGACTCCTGGGCATGCGAAAGGGGGCCCGCGGTTGCGGGCCCCCTCGGGGTGGGTGTGTGGGGTGTTACTCCTCGCCGGACTGGTCGGCGAGCGGCGGCGCGGTGCGGGCATAGCCCTTGATCCACGCCGTTCGCAGTAGGCCGGAGTACGGGCAGGCGGTCGGCGGGTCGCCGCGGCGTCCTGCCTCGGCTCCCTCCGTGATGGCGCGGGCGATGTCCTCGCGCGCTCCCATCTGCTCACCTCCGGTTCTGTTGGTCGCTCTCGGCCTTCTTCGCTCCGGCGGCCCAGCGCTGCGGCTGGCCGGTCACGGACTCGATGAACTCCGCTTGCGTCTGGCGGCCGTGTTCGGCCCACCACGCTTTCAGCTCCTCACTCGCACGCGAGTAGGCGATGCGGGCGGGGCCCGAGAACAGGCTAAGCGGGCTGTGCCCGGCGGCGCGGGCCTTCTTGTTGAGCAGGACACCGTTAAGGGCGTCGTCGGCGGCGAGCATCTGCCGGTACACGTACTCGTCGTACAGGCGGCGGGCCTCGGCCCGCGTGATCGCCGGTACCTCGCCGGCGGCGACCGCGGCGTCCCGCTGACTCTGCTTCGCTATCTCCTCGGCCAGCTCGGCGGCGAACGCTGCATCGTCGGCGAGGGCGCCCCACCCGTCCGGGTCGGGGGCGGGACTCATGACCTCGGCGAGGGCGTCGCGGTCGGCGAGCAGGTCGGCCACGGCGTCCCCGCTGGCGGCGGGCGGCGGCAGCTCGACGGCGTCGCGGCGGTCCATCTCCGCAGCGATGCGCAACACCTCGTCGCGCTCGGCGTACTGCATGCACCACGCGAGGGCGTCGTCACCGATATCGGTGAGGTCGCCGGCGAGCTGCCCGCCGGGGAAGTGGCGGGCGAGCAGGTCGCGCCGGTCGGCCTCGGCGGTGAGGTCGGCGACGTTGTCGGCTCCGCGGGCGAGGGCCTCGCGGAAGCGTCCGGCGAGCTGCTCGTCAGACATGCCGATCAGATCGGCGCGCACTCCGGGCAGGCGCGCGGCGAGGTCGCGGCGGTCCATCTCCGCAGCGATGCGCAGGGCGTCGGCGTCGTCGACGTGCCCCACGATTCGGCCCAGCTCGGCATCCGACAGGCCGGTGAGGTCGTCGGCGAGGCGGCCACGCGGGGCGGCGCGGTCGAGCAGGGCCTCGGTGTCGCGGCGGTCGGCCTCGGCCTCGATGCGGGCGCGGGCCCGGTCGTCCAGCGGTGTGCGCAGGGCGGCGGCAAGCTGGTTGTCGCTCATCTCGCGCATGGTGCGCTCGTCGCCGGACCACACGCGTGCCCGCTCGACCTGGTCACGGCCGGGCGCGGTCACCCGCGGGTCGGGGAGGTTGCCGGCCCCGACCCGCTCGCGGACGCGGTTGCGGCGCAAGTCGGGGTGCGCGGCGAGGTGCTCGCGCATGACGGCCTGGTGCTGGCGCACCTTGGCGCGGGCGGCGCGCTGCGCCTCCGGGGTGACGGCGGCGGCCTCGCGCATCTTCCACTTGCGGATGCTGCGCTCGATGGCACGTTGCTTCTGCCCGGCCTCGTACCCCTCGGGGTCCGACTCGGCCTGCTCGACGCGGGTGATACCCGGCGTGTACGCGGACACGCTGTGACGGCAGTTGGGGTGTTGCAGTCCGGCGGCGCGGGCCTCGTCGAGGCTGCCCGCCACGCGCACGGACACCATGCGGCCGTCCTCGGTGGCGTGCTCGACCTCGACCGTGCGCGCGCCCGCGGGCCCGCCGATGGCCAACACGCGGCCTTCCCAGCGGCGGCACAGCGGGCACTCGCGGGGCGCGCTCGATACCACCACAAGCTCAACGCCGGCATCGGTGAGGGTGCGCGTGTGGGCCTCGGTCGCGGCCCGGCCCACGGACGTCCGTACGGCCATCTCGCCGTAGGACGTCATCGACCATCGGCGGCCGGCGCGGTCCCGGAACGACGTGATGCCCCGGTCCGCGAACCGGTTCATGGCGTCCTGCGTGGCCTGTCGGCGGGTGCCGGTGCCCAGAAGGGGCGTGGCGGTCACCTCGGCCACGACGGCGCGGTACCCGTCGTCGACGGCCCGCAGGATCGAACGGTGGGTCTCGGCGAGCAGGTCGACGGTCTCTTGGGCGAGGCGGTCGACGGCCTGCGCGTTCGGCGTGACGTCGTCGACGCGGCGCCGGTCCTCGGCGGACAGGGCGCCCAGCTCGGCGACCGCGGCACGGTGGCCGGTGCTGTACGCCTCGGCGACCGCGTCGAACACGTCGAGCTGGGTGGCCTTGCCCAGCTCCGTGACAACGGCCTGGGCGGAGCGGCGTAGGGCCTGCACGGCGGACAGCTTCCGCTCGGCCCAACCGGGTGCGTCGAGGCCGGCGGCGAGCTGCCGGGCGATGATCCGCAACAGGCGCTCCTCGGCCTGCCCGTACAGGTCTCCGGTGCGCGCGGCGAGATCCTCGACCATGCCGGGGTGAATGGTCACGCCACACCCCCTCCCTGCTACCCGGCGAGCGGGAAGTTGCCGACCGGGTCGGGCGCGGCGGCGCCGGTCTCGGCGAGGATGGCGGCCACCTCGGCTTTGACCGCGGTGTCGTCCCACTCGGGATGCAGGATCTTCACCTTCGTGTTGGTGCTCACGGCGCCCGCTCGGCTGAGCAGGTCAAGGGTCGTCGCGGTCGACTGCACCGACTCGGCGACCCCGTCGCCGAACTCGACCGAAGGCCGCTCCGGCACGATGCGCTGACCGAACATGCGCGCGTCGAGCTGCAACAACACGTGCGTCTGCTCCTGGATTGCGTGCCGCCAGTAACCGGCCTTCTTCTTCCGGGTGACCATGCTGCGCTGGTCGCGGCTGTCCGACTCCGTTGCGGTGATCGGTTGCCCGCCCCCGTCGAGGCCGAACGACTGGGCGGAGTACCCGGCGGACTGCGCGGCCTGCCGTACGAGCGACTCGGCCGTGGCCTGGTGCTCGTTGACTCGGATGGTGAACTGGGCGAGCGTGATCGTCTGCCCGGCCTCGTTCGGCGGGATCTTCAACGCGGACCAGACCTCGGCCTCATCGTCGAACGTGGCGCCCTGTCCGGGCCCGTTGTCCCGCAGGTACGCGTCGGGCACGATGAGCCGGCCGCGGGCGAGGCGGATGTCTCGCAGCCACGACGTCCACGTGGTGTCGAGGCTGTCGAACAGGTCGTACAGCGGCGCGGCGTAGTCGCTGCGGCCGATCGGCGCGGCGCGCTGCAACCTGTTGGGCAGCATGTTCGGCACGTACGACGCGGTCAGTTCCCGGATGCCGGTGAGGACCGACTGTCCGTCGGCGTCGAGGCTGTCGGCGAGCTGCGCGGTGTCGGAGTGCTCGGTGAGCGGCACCTGTCGGCCGATGCTGTCGGCGGTGCCCTCGTACAGGGCGTGCACGATGCGGCCGGACTCGTGCCGCTCGATGTGCCGGAACACGAGCGAACCGGTGGAGCCGGACAGCTCCCGCCAGAAATTGACCGCGCGCAGCAGGCCGAACCGGAACTCGGGCAGTGCACTGTCGGGCTGCATGACGGTGAGCAGCGGGTAGTCGGCGACGTCCCGTTCCCACGTGGTCCGCAGGAACACGCCGGACAGGGCGGCGGCCTGCTCGGCGGCGCCGAGGAAGACCTGTTGCGCGCGGTTGAGGTCGAGCAGGCTCTCAAGGCGAGTCTGTGTCCTCGCGTCGCCCACCTTGATCTTCGGCATGTCGGCGAACAGCAGATCGGCGCTGGTGGCGGCGATGTCGCCGGGCAGGGGCACGTGTAGGCGGGTGTCTCGGCGGCCCTCGCGGTGCTCCTGCGAGCGGCGACCCCAGATACGGCGGCGGCGCTCCGCGGGCGGCATGTGGCCGTACAGGCGGGCGAGGCGGTGCCGGTCGCCGGCGTACCAAGCGTCGTCGAGGTTCATGCGCCGGTAGTAGTCGGCCCACTCCGGGGGCGGCCACGGGCTGTTATCCGCGGGCAGCGGCATCGGTGGTCACCTCCTCGTCGTGGGCGCGGGCGCACCCGTCGGCGGCGACGCGCAGCGCCTCGGCGAGCTGCGGGCCGACCGGCTCGCGGGCGTTGATCGTGATGGTGCCGAGGTCGGTGGTGTGGTCGCCGATCGTGAGGCGGACGGGCAGGCGCAGGGTGGGGAACGGTGGCGTTGCGGCCATGGCGGCGGCCTCCTTACGCGGCGAGGGTGAGCAGGTGCCGCCACTCCGAGGCGGTCGAGTGGACGACGTACCGCAGGGCGTCCACGCTGTGGTCGTTGATCTTGACGGGCTTGTCGTCGCCCTTCTCCGCGGCCTTCTCGTCCCACACGTAGCCGGGCAGCTCGTCGAGCAGGCCGGTGCAGGATCGGTGGATGCGGAGCAGGCCGGCGGCGAGCAGGGAGGCTACGGACCGGATGCCGTCGACGACGTCGTTGGTGGCCTTGGCGAGGTTGGGGAATCCGTCTTCCCACGCCTGCCGGATGAACGATGCGGCTGACGGGTCGACGAACGACCACTCTGGGGTGACGCCCTTCGACGCGGTCGAGGGCGCGCCCGGCGGCCGGTAGTCGGCGAGCCACTGCCGGATCGCTGCGGAGTATTGCGCGTCGGTCATCTGCCGTTGCGCCTTGCGGGAGTCGTGCCGCCACTCGGCGCACGCGTACAGGCGGCCGTCGACTCCCTCGCCCAGCAGGATCACGGACGTGGCGTTGACGGTGCCGTAGTCCATGCCGAGCCAGTAGCGGCGCATCTCGGGCAGCGTGTCGACGACGTGCGTTGCCTCGTCGTACGCCTCGTAGATGGCGCCCTCGGCCATGACCCACAGGCCGAGGACGTTCCGCTTGTAGAACAGGCCCCGGTACGACGCCTTGGTGCGGGCCTTGTAGGCGGCGGAGAGTCCGGGGTTGTCGTCCATGACGAAGTGCCAGGAACGGAGCCGGGTCTCACGGGGGCGGAGCAGGTACTCGCGCCGGGCCCAGTGGTTCGGGTTGTCGGGGTTGGTCGTCCCGAAGATTCGGGAGCCTTCGACCGAGCATCGGGCGTTGAGCTGGTCGTAGAAGGTCTTGGGGAGGGTGGTCAGCTCGTCGACGTACGCGCCCGCGCACGTCAAGCCTCGGACCTTCGGTTCGGCCTGGGCGTCGTTGGCGCCGAGGGCGTGCACGGTGCGCCCCAGCACGTTCGCGGTGGGGGCACCGTTGGTGTAGTGGATGTCTCGGGTGAGGGGCCCGAAGATCGTGGGATCGGTGAGCGGCCCGAACACGTTGCGGGCGAGGCTGTCGCGGGTGCGGCCGACCATGACCAACTCGCCGCCGTCGGGCCGGTTGCACACGAAGTCGAGCCAGCACAGCAGAGAGGCGATGGTCTTGCCGCTGCGCACGCTGCCTTCCCAGATGTTCTGGAAGGCGCGCGCCTCCATGATCGAATCGACCTGCTTGGGGGACAGGGCGAGGCTGCTACGCATCGTCGTCCCCCGGCTCCTCGGCCTCCGGCGGCGGCCCGCCGTGGCGCTCGGCGTAGTCGCGGGCGAGGCCGGCCATAAGCTCGCCGATCACGCTCCGGGACTCGGCGGCCCCGTCGTCCTTCGGCGGCACCAACTTGAGCGACCGGTCAACGGCCGTGGCGATGGTCGACATGATGGCGCGGCGGTCGGCCGGGATCGGCTCGTCGGCGAGCTTCTGCGCGTACTTGTGGTCCTTGCCGCCCCACTCCCAGTAGAGGGTCGGGGCGTGCATCCTGGCGGCCTCGCGCTCGGCGATGTCCTGGAGCCGCTCGGCGAACGCTGCGCGGCGCTCGGCTAGGTCGGCCTTACGCACGTTGGTGGCGGCCTCGACCTGGGCGGCGCGGTCGAACGACAGGCCCAGCTCGGCGGCAATTTTCGACACCGTCGACGTGCTGCGCTTGATGGCGCGGGCGATGTCGTTCCGCGACTTGCCCGCGGTGTGCAGCCGCTTGACGGCGGCACGGTCCTTGTCGTCGATGGGGCGGCCCATGGCGGGTCACCTCCTCGACGCGGATATGGCAACGCCCCGACCGCTACGGGGCGCGGTCGGGGCGTTGCTCAGTGAGCGGTCACGCGGGGCACTTGGGGTTGGGCTGCGCCTCGAACTCGGTCTTCCCGTCGTCGAGGCCGGTCGAGGCGGCGCCGATCTTGCCGACGGCCTTCTTCCCGTTGGCCAACCGGTTGTCGGACGTGCCGGTGCCGCCGGTCGCGCAGTTGATCTCCACGAACCAACCGGCGTCGTCCTTCAACTTGCCGGCGACGTCATCGAACACAGCGCGCAGTCCCTCGGTGGACTTCACCTCGACGGTGACGCGGCGCTGGTTGCCACTGTCGTCCTGGTGGGTGATCTCGTACGCGGGCGCCTTAGCGGCGGGCTTGTCGTCGCTGCTGTCGCTGCTGCTGCACGCGGTGAGCGCGGCGGCGGTGGCGAGCAGGACGGCGGCAATGGCGGTGCGGTTCACGTGTGGTCCCCCCACGGTGTCACGGGTTGTGTCGAGGGTGTGACGCGTGAGGGGGCTGGGATGGTTGCGCGCTGCACGCGAACGCCCCCGCAGTGCTTGATGCGGGGGCGTTCGGTAGGCGGTCCGATTCCGGGCACGCCGGAGACGGGGCCAACTGTAGATCACGGAAAGGTCACGGTGCAACACGCGCGCGGCCGGGCTGGCGACCGGTCGGCGGCTCCGCGGTGGTGCGCTTGGTGCGGGCGGCGGTGCGCCACTCGGCGCGCTGGGCTTCGGCGGCCTGGTGCAGGATGCGGGCAAGTGGTG